GCGCCCGCCGGTGAGAGGAGATCAGGCGGATTTGCGCCCGGCGTCTTCGAGGGCCACGCCGGTGGAATAGACGGCCAGCCCGGCGATGACCGCCTGCAGCCACTGCCAGACGCTCAGCTCGCCGGTGGCGTACCCGGCCGACGCGGCGATCACCGCGGCGACCAGCGCCCAAAATTTGCGCGAGCGACAAACCTTAACGATTTGTTCCCAGAGTCGCATGTTAAGCTCCTTTTCTAGAACAAAAGTTATCCCCACCTGTGGATAGAACTGTGGATAACTTTCCAGCATATGTGGGGGTCACCCCCGCAAAAGGGGGAATCGACACTAGAACAAAGCAGAAATTTCACGCAAAGACGCAAAGATCGCCAAGAAAGTCAAGCCGCAAAGATTTGTTAAGGTTTTCATTTTGCGTCTTTATCGAAATCCTTTGCGCACTTGGCGATCTTTGCGTGAGATCTGCCTTACCCGACGTTGGACTTGTACAGCGGGCGGTGGTCGGCGACGAAGACCGAGACCCAGTGGCGCACCTTCATGCGGATCTCGTCGTGGGTGAACAGCGCGCCGTGGCCCTCGCCGTCGGCCAGGATGATCTCGGGCAGCAGGCCGAAGCGCTCGCCGACGATGATGCCGGGGGCCAGGCGCGGGTCGGCGACGGCGGCCCAGTTGTCCGCGTCGGTGAACTCGGGGCAGGCGATCACATCGCCCAGCTCGCCGCGCTGCAGGTTCTCGGCGAAGATGTTGGCCTCATGCGCGAAGCTGGGGTAGAGCACCTGAGCGGCGGCCAGGCGCTTGGCGCGCGGCACGATCACGTACTTGGCGTCGAGGGCCAGCAGCGGGCCGGTCCCGTCAGCCTCGAGCATCGGCTGGCTGTAGATCGCCTGCCCGGCCGCTTCCCAGGCGTCGGACGAGAAGGCGGCCGTGCCCAGGTTGGCGTGGTCGGCGTGGAAGACCGGCTTGCCGTCGGCCATGGTCGGGCCGACCCCGCTGGCGGCGGTGAAGACCGCCCCCACCAGCGCGCTGATCCGGCGCAGGGCGGCCGAGGCCAGCTTGCGCGGGTAGGCGCGCAGCTTGTGGGTCTCGTCGCGCTCAAACATCTCGAGCGTCAGGCCGACGTAGCCGCCGTACTTGCCCCACGCGCCGATCTCAGCTGAGTCGGAGACCTTGAGGGCCGGGTAAGCCGCGCCCTCGTCCACCGCCGGCAGGGTGGCCACCTCGCCGACCAGCACGCCGGTGATCTCCTGCAGGCTGTTGAAGTGCTCCACCGTGACGACCGGCTCCCACCAGCGGTAACCGGCCTTGCCGAGCTCCTGCCACTGGGCGAAGACGACCTTGTTGAGGGCGTTCTTGAGCAGGCCGGGCAGGCTGGCGGTGGTGGCGAACTGGACGTGCTCGGGGTAGTAGCCGCCCGCGAACGCGCGGTCGCCGGTCAGCAGGGTGTACAGCTCGCGGATGCCCGAAAGCGGGGTGGGCCGGGCTGATTCCAGCCCTTCGGGGCGCGGCGCGCCGAGCAGGTCGTGCAGGGCCGCCCGAATCTGGTCACCCGAGTCGAACATGCCGCCGACGCGCGGGCCACCGGGCAGGCCGGTCACCGCGCCACGGGCCGAAAGCTCGCCCACCAGGGCGCGCTGGTCGGCGATGGCCTGATCGAGCTCGGCCGGGGTGAAGGCCCGCCCGGCAAACGTGCGGCGCACCGCCGCGGCCGAAGCGGACGGCAGGCGGGCGTCGCGCAGGGCAGCCTCGAGCAGGTGGGCGCACAGGGCGTCCGCCAGGGGCGTGCCGGCCGGAGGTTGGGCCGCCAGGGCCGCGCGCTGCGGTTCGGGCGCGGCGGGCAGGTCAGACGGGTCGAGCGGTTGGGGGGTGACGTTCATAGGGTGTCCTTGCGGGGGTAGGGTGGATTGGCGGGCGCGCAGGAACTTGCCGCCGCGCGCCGGGTGGATCACGAGGTCCACCGAGAGCACTTTGAGGATGGTCTGGACGCGCTGGCCCTGGGCGGTGAAGACCAGGTCGGCCGAGAACCCGACCTGCGGGCGCGGCTCGCCCGAGAGCAGCTCGCGGCCGAGGCCCTCGAGCAGGGCCGCCGACGGCCCAGACGGCTCCAGCTGCAGGCGGATGCCCTGGGCGGCGTCGTCCCAGGCGGGGCTTGAGCACAGCCCGGCCAGGTCGCGCACCGAGCGCTGCAGCCCGGCGTGGTCCACGAAGCAGGCCGCGCCGTCCCACAGCGGAAGCGAGGCGCGCAACGTCTCGGCCGAGAAGCGCCAGCCGTTGCCCTCCCCGGCGGTGATGGCGAGGATGTCGAAGCCGCCCGCCGGGCAGGGAGAGCCGGTGATGGAGAAGGTGGAGGTGTGTTCGGAGGTCATGGGTGTCCTTGGGGGGGAGCGGTTAGCTTTTAGCTGTTAGCTTTTAGCTTTTAGCTGTTAGCTTTTAGTTCTTAGTTATTAGTTCTTAGTTCTTCGTTTTTCGTTTGCGCCTTGCATGTCTTTGCGTTCTTTGCGGCTTTGCGAGAGGTTATTGTTTTGCCGCTCTTAAGAGCGCATCGGCGTCGGCGGGTTCGCCGGCGAAGCGGTAGGCCACTCGCAGCAGCTCGCCGGCCGGGATCAGGCCCATCAGGTGCAGCTTGCTGAAGGCTTCGATCACCTGGGCAGCCGCCCCGGCCAGCTCGGCGTTGTCGCGGGCCGAAAGGTCGGCCCCGGCCACGCTGACGGGTTCGTCGCCCGAGAGCGAGCGGTCACAGGCGGCCCGACGGCGCAGGGCCACCTGCGCCAGGTCAGACAGCAGCCACAGGAAGAACTGCTGGCGCTGCTCGAAGTGCCGGAAGGCCGGGCCGCCGGCCGACTCGGCCGTAGTGCGGGTGGACGACTCGGGCTCGGCCAGGAAGTGCAGCGGCACGCCCGCCCCGGCGGCGATCATCTTTTTGAGCGCCAGGCCGTCCGCCGAGGCGTCATCCGCCTCGAGGCGCGGCGAGAGCGTGTCCCAGGTCTCGCCCTCGTCGGTGACCAGGATCGAGCCGGGGGCCGGCGGGGTGGCGCTCAGCGCGGTTTGGCGGGCGCGCCGGTCGGCGTCGGTCAGGAAGCGGGTTTTGACCACGTACAGGAAGGTAGTGCGGTAGCGGTTGAGGCGGGCGCGGTCTTCCAGCCAGGCAGCATAGCGGGTCAGCCACTTGAGCAGCGGGGCCAGGTCGCTTTCGCCCCGCATCGAACCCACCGGCCGGTTGACGGCGTAGTGCAGCATCACCGCCGGGAAGCGCCCGTCCGGGCCGGGGAAGTCGGCGGCCGGGTCGTAAGCCGGGTAGGAACGCCCGTCCCAGCCCTCGCCGGCGGCGGGGCGCAGGCGGTAGGCGGTCTCTTGCTGCAGGTCGTTGGGGGCGGTGTCGATCTCGGCGATTTGCAGGGCCGGGACAGCCCGCAGGTAGGTCATGCCGTCCGCGCCGGTGGAGAGCAGGAAGAACAGCTCGCCCGAACGGGTCAGCTCGTCGCACCACTCGACGCAGCGCACCGCCAGGTGGTTGAGCGGGTGACTCCACCAGGTTTGCAGGAAGGATGCGGCGCGGGCGTCGGGCGAAGACAGTTGCACCCCGCCGCCAACCACGTACTGGGTCGTCAGCCCGACGATCCGGCGGGCGAGCGGGTTGGTCTGCCAGGCCAGCAAGGCCGCGCGCAGAATCTCCTCGCGTTCCACCGGCTGGCGGTCGCGCGGCGGGTAAGCCGCCCCGGCGGCAAAGTCGGCGTCGAGCACCAGCGGCGCGTCGGCGAAGGAGCGGCGGATCGAGCGTACGAAACGTTGCAATCGATTCATGGAACCTCCCAATGCGAGTTCACGGATGAACGCGGATGATTGGATTTGTAGGGGTGGCGTGCCGCCGCCCGCAACCACCTTCGAAAGATGATTGTCGAGAACGCGGACGGTCTTCCTTCGGTTGTTGGTAACGGGCGGCCTGCGGCCGCCCCTACGTTCCGCCCGCCTTCGGCGATCGGCGGGTCGCTCCCTCCGCTGCGGGAGTGCTTCGCGAACTCAGTCGACCCCTACAATTCATTCAATTGCGTCTTGTTCTTCTTTGCGTGCTCCGCGCCTTGGCGAGAGATTTATCTTCCGTCGATGTCGTCCAGCGCATCACGGGCGGGGATGAGCACCCCCGCCCCGCCCGCCGACCAGGGACGCTCGTCCAGCACGGCGGCCAGGGCAGCCGAAAGCAGCAGGTCGTCGTGCAGCCGCTCGCCGCTCAGCGGGTCGCGCGCGCCGTCGGGGACGCCCCAGCGCAGGCGCGGCTCGGGGCCGGGGGCGGCGGCGTGCTGGCAAAAGGCGGCCTGGCGCAGGAACAGCGCGTCCAGCGGGGTGGCCTGCGCGCCTGAAGGCTCGCGCCAGCGCCCGGCGTCCACCAGGGCCAGGAAATCCCAGCCCAGCTTCGACTTGCTGGCGGCGCTGAAGGTAAACGGGATCACCCGCCCGGGCAGGGCGCGCGCCAGGAACGAGGCCAGCCCCGCGCCGACCCCGGTCGCGTCGATCACCAGCCAGCGGGCGCGCCACCGCTCGGCCTCGCGGGTCAGCTCGGGCAGCAGGTCGGCATGGCGCACCCCGGCCCACTGGCAACGGCAGACGGCCCGGTAGAGCGGCGGTTGGCCGCCACGCGGCTCCACCTCCACCACCGTCAGGGCCGTCCGGTCGCGCTGCGGGTTGGCCTGCTCGGCCGGGTCGGACCCGGCGCGCTCGTCCTCGCCGGCCACGTCCAGCAGCAGGGCATACGCCTGCCCCGGGCGCGGGCGGCCGAGCGGAGCGTGATCCCCGGCCATGCGCGCGATCCGTTCGGGCGGGAACATACCGCCCCCGCCGTCCAGCTCTTGCGAGTAGAACTGGGTGCGCACCATCGGGTGGTCGCGCCCCAGGCGGGCCACCTGCTCGGCCACAAACGCGCCGTAGTCCGGCACTTCGGCCGCGATGGTGTCGGCGGTCAGCACAAAGGCGCGCGGCTGGTCGGGGGTCTCCAGGGCGCGAGCGAGGCGCAGCTCGCGGGCCAGCAGGGTCGCGCTGCTCCAGGCCGTGCCCCAGAAGACGCGCGTGGCGTTGGTCGAGGCTGCCATCGGGGCGATCTCCTTGTCATACTTGGCGATGGATACGTCCTGGGCCTCGTCCACCTCGAGCAACACCGAGGCGGTTGCGCCGACGATGCTGCTGGTCGGCTCGCCCGACAGGAAGAACATGCGCGCGCCCCCGACCCGGTAGATGTAGCCCTGCTCTTTAGACCACACATCCTGGGTGACCGCGTTGCGCTTGAGCACGCCCTCCAGGCGACGCATGGCGTTCAGCGACTGCGGCTTCCAGGTGGGCGAGACCTTGACGATCTCGCCGCCGGTGTCTTTGCACAGCGAGAGCAGGTAAGCCTCGATCTGGGCCTGCAGCTCGTTCTTGCCCGACTGGCGCGGAAAAACGACCGCGAAGCTGCGCCCGAGGCCATGCAGCACCGAGTGGATGATCGCATCCGCCACCTCGCGCTGGTAGCGGCGCAGGGTGATGCCCGAGGCGTGGGCAAAGAACGCGATCGGGATGCGGTAGAGGCGGGCGAAGGCGTCGTCGAGGGTGGGGGTCGGCTCGGTCACGGGGGTCACCTGGGGGCCGGGCTAGGGCAGGCGGCGGGGCGGCTTGCCGCTGGCCTTCCACTCCGCTTGCAGCTCTTCCAGGATCTCGGCGATCATGCGATCCATCGAGGCCTGGTACTCGGCGTTCGGGCCGCCGGTCAGGTCGCGCTCGGCCTTGAGCAGCCCGGCCAGGCGGCTGGCGGAACGCGCCAGGATGTCAGTCAGCTTGCCGAGCAGGGCGGCGTCATCGGTGATTTCGGCCAGCTCTTGCCCCAGGCGGCGGATAGCGCGGCGCACCTCGTCGATCTCTGGGCGCAGCGAGTCGGGCACGCGGGCGGTGGGAAGGGTCATCGGCGCTCCTTTGGGTAGAATGAATGTTCTACCAAGAGGATACGCGCGGCGAGCCGGGTTTCAAGCCGTTAAATCGAGGAAAAGTGAAGGGGGGGACTTCACGTTTTTGAAGGAAGAGGGGTACGCTCTAGTTCTTAGTTGTTAGTTTTTAGTGTGATTGCAAGCATCTACTTGGTCGTGCGCGGTCGGTGTTGCTGTAGGGGCGCGTCGCAACGCGCCCAACCGATTGCTTCGCAATCGGAAGGGGCGAGGTGCTCCGCCTGCCCGCCGCATGGTGTCGGGCGGTGCTGCGCGAAGACCCGCCCTACTCGCCGGCTCGGCATTTGTAGGTGGGGTAGAGCCGGTTGAGATGCGCATCAATGACCCACTGTCATTCTCCCCTCGCTCAAGCCTGAACCGTTTTCCCCGCTCTCTCGCCTGAGGACCCTGCGGGTCACCCAACCGACGACCCTGAAACACCCAAAGCAAAAAGGCCGG